TCAAAGAAGACCGGCAAGAGCTGTACCCCAGGCTCAACGCCATTGAGCAACGTCTGGCCAAGTTGGAGGGACGCCTTTGATCCAGCTTCGAGATGCGGCCAAGTGGTTCAAGGCCCAACCCCACCAGCTGGCGGCATGGGACTGGCTGCAGGGCCAGCTGAGCAAGGAGCAACTCGACGAGTTTGCGGAGCTATACCGGGCCGCAGCCGAGCAGAAGTCGCTACCCCCGCCGTGGCTGAACCCCGCGCTGAAGATCATCCGCGAGTTTGAGGGCTGCAAACTCACCTCCTACCCAGACCCAGGTACAGGCGGCGCTCCTTGGACAATCGGCTGGGGCAGCACCCGCACCAAAGACGGCTCTGTGCGCCAGGGCATGACCATCACCCAGCAGGAAGCCGATCAGCTGCTGGCCGATGGCGTGGAGCAGCTGTTCGGCCCCGGAGTGCTGGCGCTGCTGCCACCTGCAGCGAAGTGGCGACCCAACCAAGTAGCCGCGATCGTGAGTTTCGCTTGGAACGTGGGTCTCGGGGCACTGGAGGATTCAACGTTGCGGCGCCGGATCGTGGCTGGCGAGCCTGCCGAAACGGCGGTGCGCGAGGAGCTACCGAAGTGGTGCCACGCCGGTGAGGCGGTACTGGCTGGGTTGGAGCGCCGCCGCGCTGCTGAGGTGGCGCTGTTCTGCGGGGGCACGCCTACCGCACCGTCATCACCGGTGCTGCGGGTTCCTTATTACAGCCAGCGGGACAGCGCCACGGACCAAGCGCTGCGGATGTGTTTCTCGTCGAGCTGCGCGATGCTCCTGGCTTCGCTGAAGCCTGGCGCGATCAGCGGCCCCAACGCTGACGACCAGTACCTCAAGCGGGTGCAGCAGTACGGCGACAGCACCGACGCATCGGCCCAGATCAAGGCGCTTGCCAGCTATGGCGTGAAGGCGCAGCTGATGCAGAACTGCGACTGGGTGTACCTAGAGCGCCAGATCAAGGCCGGCATCCCAGTGCCCTGCGGCTATCTGCACAAGGGCAGCGTGAGCAAGCCGTCTGGCGGGCATTGGCTTTGCGTGATCGGCCTGACGCCCAGCCACGTCATTGTCAACGACCCCTACGGCGAGATGGACGTGATCAACGGCACCTACATCAGCTCAAAAGGCGCCGGCATCGCCTACTCGCGCAAGAACTGGGGGCCTCGGTGGCTCGTTGAAGGCCCGGCGAGTGGTTGGGCGATCATTGCGCAGCCGTGATGCAAAACATCAGCCGCCGCATCCAAGACGGGTTGTGGGTGGTGCAACGCACCGACACCGACGTGCAGGTGTGGCTGGCCATTGGCCGGGATGGGCTGACCTATATGTCGTACTCCGAGGACAACGCCAGGCTCTGGCTGTCAAGGGAGCGCGATGAGCGTTGACCTTTCGACGCTCTTAAGCATTCCCAAGTGACTTCTGCCTGCCAGCGTTGGCGGTGTTCGACGCAATAACCCAGCCCACAGACACGCCAATACTCTTCACCGTTTTTCTTTATTTTTTCGATTCGCACATTATCAACCACGGGGGAATCTAGGCGAACCGTTACTAGGTTCCCGATGGCATGGGGCGAGTGGATGGTGCCCCAGCTGGGGCCAGAGCACCTGCTCACCTTGGAGCGGCAGCGCCGCGTCATTGAGGGCTACACCGTCACAGAAGCCCGTGAGCAGCTGTGGCGGCTGTGCCAACTGGCCACCCATCAGGACATCATCTTGCGGGCAGCCACTAAGCGGATTGCCGAGTTGGAGCTGTCCATCGAACTCGGCGTTCCTCCAAAGGCAGCGTCTCCGGGATCGGCTGAGGGAGCTTGCGCACCACCGGAGCTGGAGCAACAGGAGCCGGCTCAGGGTCTAGCTCATGTTCCTTGGCCGATACGAGTTCTTCGAGCGGTGATCGGGTCGCAAGCGGGTTGAGGCCAGCCCGCGCCAACTGGAAGCGCAGCTTGCGCACCGCCCGCTCCAGGATCTGCCGCACCCGCTCCCGAGAGGTGCCCGCTTCGCGGGCCATGTCGGCATTGGTCATGCAGATGCCATCCACCAGCCCGAACTTGCGGGTGAGGTAGTCGCGCTCTTGCTCGCTGAGGTGCGCCATGGCGGCCTCCAGCACCGGACGGCGCATCTCCAGATCCAAGGCCAGATCGGAATCATCGCGGTCCAGATCGTTCTCATAGACCACCAGATCCAGCAGCTTGGAGCTGTCGTTGTCGCTGAGCACCGTCGAATCGAGCGAGATGGTGCCGCTGCCGCGGTGGCGCAGCAGCTCCAGCTCCTCAATGGAGATAGCCAGCGCGTCGGCCAGCTCTTGGGCGGTGGGGCTGCGATGCAATTCCTGCATCAGCCGTGTGTAGGTCTTGGGGATCTTGCCCGCCAGCTCCGCGATGTGATGCGGGCGGCGGATCATCCACTCCTGCTGGTTGATCGCCCGCGTGATCGCTTGGCGAATCCACCAGTAGGCGTAGGTGGAGAACTTGTAGCCGCGGGCGGGGTCAAACTTCTCCGCTGCCCGCACCAGCCCAGTGCTGCCCTCTTGAATCAGGTCCACCATGTCCAGGGACTTGAGGCGGCGGTTGCAGTATTTGCGGGCGACAAACACCACCAGCCGCAGGTTGGCGGTGATGATCCGATCCTTGGCTCGGCGCCCCTTACGCACCAACCCCTTCTCCATGCGGTTCAGCTCACGGGTCTGCGCTTCCTCTTCCAGTGCCAGCATCCGCTGCACCTGACGGGCCAGGTGGATCTCCTCTTCATGGGTCAGCAGCGTTTCGCGGCCGAACAGATCCAACGTGGCATCAACGCTGTTGCGTTCGTGCTGAGCAAGGCGAGCGGTCATGGGGCGGGCTTGAGGAGGATGTTGAGGGCCGCGGCCATACGGCGAGGGGAATCGAGCGGTTCGTCTTTCAACGCCTCATCCCAAAAGGCGAGCAGCGCCCGATCCATCACCTCCGGTGCCGCGAAGGTTTCGTTGAGCAGCCAGCCCCCAAAGGCGATGTAGTTCTCACGGGCTTGGCGGTTGGCAGGGGCCATCGGGAAGCTGTCACCCCACCAACGATCAAACGCTTTGCTGACATCCATCACCCCACCTCCTGAGGCTTTGCCTCCACTTGGGTCCACTCCTGATAGAGGCCCGTGTAGAGGGCGTGCATCGGGTGGTCCTTGCGGTCACGCCCCGAGCGGCGGTAGAGGTCATCCAAAAAATCTTGCCTGAGTTGCTCGTCTCTGGGGTGACAGCCGTGCATAACGAAGTGAGGTGAAGGTGGAAGCGAGAAAAACGGGAGGAGACCTCCCGATCTTCCCGGTCAGATGGCCGGTAGCTCGTAGTCGCCTACGACACCGGCGTAGTGGCGCCAGCACATCTCTGGACTGTTGCCAGCCCAGCTGGCCACTTGGGTGACGGGGATGCCCCGCTCCAGGGCCACGGAGATCTGGGTGTGGCGCAGGTCATAGGGCCGGTAGCGCTCGGGGATGACACCGGCCGCATGGAGACGACCCATCACCCGCCGGAACGCTGACATGTAACTCTGACGGGGCCAAGGAAACAGATGCGTTTCGTTATGCAGAAGCTGCAAAGTATGCAGCACTTGCATAGACGGACCATTGAGGGGCACCCAGCGGGTCCGCCCCGTTTTGGTGCGGTTGCGCACGCCATGGGTGAGGGTGAGGTTCTTGCACACCTTCACCCGCTTTTCGTCCCAATCAACGTCGTCCCAGGTCAGGGCGAAGCCTTCCGCTGGACGCAACCCGGTCTGCAGGTGGAAGTCGGTGACCAGATCCCAACGCGCCCCTTTGGAGTGGCAGTTGCCGGAGCTGGCCTTGAGGGCCTCCAACACCACCGGCATCACCTCAATCGGGATGACACGCGGGTCGTCTTGTTGGGGTTTCTTGGGCAGTTGGAAGCTGGCCACTGGGTTGCGGGGCAAAAAGCCCACATCCTCCTGGGCCGCCCATGCCAGACAGCTTTTGAGGTACTGGGCGACGCGGGCGGCAGCCTTGCTGGGCTCTTGCTGCAGCAGCCAGGTCATCGCCATGCGGCACTCGGTTAGCCCCTGATAGGGGCAGCGGCTAAGCCACCGGCCGGCCTGGCGAAAGTCATGCTGAATCGTTGTGGGTGCAAGCACCAGAGACTTTTCTTGCTGGTACGCACACCAAACATCAAGGAGTTTCATGGGTAATACGGTTATGGATAGAAGTAAGCGTGTCCCTAGTCCACAAAATCTTGGTGCAGGCCGCCTTCCGCAGCAACTCTGCGTCTTCAGAAGCGGCTTCGTCAATCACCGACAAATCGGAGTTTGCGTGAAGCCACTCTTCAAGGCTGTGCATCAGGTTGATGCACTCAAGCGCAAGGCCAGTTACGGTCTCTTGGGTGTGATCGGCGGTGAGCACTTAGGTACATGCACTAGGGGGCCGCACAGAAAGTAGCTTACCCTTCCCTAAGGGTCAACGGTTTCTCGCTGAATCTCTTAAGACTCTGGCTGAGCCCAGGTGCGGCAGGGCCTCAGCCCTCTCCGTAGTACCCGTAGCGCTCCGCCGCCTTACGGCGTAGGTCGTGGCGGGTGGCAGCGCGGAGACGGCGTTTGCCCGACCTCACCTCCCGAGCAAAATCAAGGAACTGGGCGGCCCGCTCCAGCTCTCCGGCGGTGGCGAAAGAGACAGCTGCACGCAGCTTGTTCATCGCCGCCTGACGGAGCTGGGCCGCCTCGTCCACACCTATATCAATAAGTAACCAGAGTCTACTGATTCTCAGAGGCGCGTTCAATCAACCAGCCCAAATACACCTGCGCTTTTTTGAGATCCTCAACGCCGTTCTTGTGGCGCCAGCGGAACACGTACTTAATGACGTTGCCCGCGCAGTAATCACAAAAGCCATTACTCCCCAGAGCAGAGCGAATGGCATCCACACACTCCACTGCCCCTTGGCGGTAGTGGTTGGGCTGGGTGGGGTCGTTGCTGCTCATTTTGCTTGCCCCCAGGACTTGGCCACCGAGCCATCGCCCACCATGTCCACCGAGTCGCCAAGGATGAGGCGACCGGCCAGATGAAGCTGGTGTTTCATCATCTCCAACACCTCCTCACCGGTGCCTTCTGGGGCCTCCACGATCAGCTCGTCGTGGACCTGAGCGATCAGGCGGGCCTTGTCGGGTAGCCGCGGCCAGACGTTGATCATGGTCTGCTTGACCACGGAGGCAGCGGTGCCTTGGGTCAGGTTGTTGAGCAGGACGGTGGGGCGTGCCATGTCCCCCGAGAGGAAGCGGCGTCTGCCATCGAGCATTCGCACCTCACCCTTAGCGACCTCGCGCTTGGCCCAAGCGTGCCAGCGGGCCATGGCTGGGTATGCCTTCAGCCAGGCTTCCCGGAACTGCACCGCCTCCTCGTAGGTGATGGCGTTACCGAAGGAAGCGAAGTAGTCACGTATTCCTTGAGCAGAACTTCCATACAGTGCCGAGAAATTTGTGCTCTTAGCTTTCTGCCTTTGATCCTTTGTCACTTCTTCAAGTGATACGTTGAATACAAGGGACGCTGTGAGGGTGTGCAGGTCAACCCCGTCGCGGAGTGCTTGCTGCATCAGGGTTTCGTTGGCAATGGGCGCTGAGCAGGCCACCCCCATCTCCATATTTTTGACATCCATCACCACCAACTCAAATCCGTCTTCCGCCACGAAGATGTCGCGGATGTAGGGCTCACGTGGGTATTGCTGGGCGTTAGGTGATGAACTGGAGAAGCGCCCAGTGCCGGTGGCCAGCGGGGCAAAGCGGGAGTGGACGCGCCCATCCTCTTGGATGTGTTTATCCAGGATCCCCTGGAGCATGGAGCGCCGCTTCTCGGCCCGCTTGTATGCAAGAAGTGCATAGACCACGGGGTTATCAGCCAAGGGCCGCAGCACCTTCTTATCGGTGGTGGGCTTGCCGGTCTTGGGGTCGCGGGGATCGAGACCGATCTGGTTGAGGTATTTGAGCACCTGCTGGGTGCTGTTGATGTTGAAGCCAGCCTCCAACTTGTCCTTCCCCCGGCCAGTGGGCTTGGGGCGGAGGTTGTAGGTGCCGTCAGGGTTGCGGGGAAGTTGTGGCATCAGTAGTCATCGCGGCGGCGTGAGATGTATTCGTGGGCGGCTTTGACAGCAGCGCGGTGGGACACCCCACGCCACCAGCCGTACCACTCGATGTAGAAGCGCTTGCGCAGCGGGATGGGCAGGCGCTTGTCCTTAAACAAAAAGCCCTGGAGGTTACTTTTCATGGCGCTGTGCCGTGCGCTTCTCTGGGGGCAGCTGGTCCCAGAGGACTTGCAGCTCTTCTGTGGACTGAACGTAGTAACTGAGGGCGAGGGTGGCGATGATCTGCGCCATCTCCCAGTCGAAGCCTTCCCGCGTGGCCGCGGCGAGATCCACAGCCATCCCAAGGTGCTTAACGCTCCTCATTCCGGTAGCTCCCGGAGCTGGGCGTCCAGCAGATCAAGGAACTCACCCCGGCTAGCTTCTATCTCCTCTTCCAGCTGGGCAATCGCCCGCTGGGCCTGCTGCACATCCACCTTCATGCCGGTGTGCTCCATCTCCACCACAGCGGGAATGAGAGCGCGTTCCAGGTCATACACCTGCTGGAGGCCAGCGGTTTTGATCTGGGCGCGTTGCTCTTGCCAGCACTGGTAGGTGATGCGGACATCGCCCATGGCGTAGTCCATGTCGGCGTCGTTCAGCTCCGCGTTCATCCAGTCCTGCGCCTGCAGGGTCTTATCGAGCTTCACCTTCACCACCCGCAGGGCGATCTCCTCTAGGGAGTTCCCCAGCGCAAGACCGTT